AATAAACCCATACCTGCGAAAGGCGTTTATCCGGCTGTTCTTGCGTCCTAAATGTTCCGCGCTGGATAATATCAGGCCCGATCTGAGTGGCGTCTGTGTTGATAGAGCGCAACACCCGAAGCCTGATTTTTTGATTGATTTCGTCCCACCAGATCGAAAGCGCGGCTTGCTGGACCATTTCGGTTATCAGCTTTTTGACGCTAGTTGGATCAGCTATGGTTGTCGAAAACACTCTACGCAGAAAGTTCTCAGTTTCAAATTGCCAATCTTCAAGATTGATCCAATCAGGATCAATTCCTGCATAATTGACCATAAGATCGTAAATAATATCCGCCGGATCGTCGCCGGGATAATATAAAACAACCTGCGCTCGATCTTGTGCAGAATGCGCCTTCGCAGTTGTGCCAAGCTGGCCACGGGCAACAATCGTTACTACGTCACCTGATCTGGTAAACTGAACGATTTCAGCGCCGCCAATATTGATATAACCGCTGGCGGGATATTCGCCATCGCCTACACCAGTCGGTGAAAGCGTAAAGCTGGTTGCCACATCTGTTATATCTGAAATGAGAAATCCATTATTAGGCGCAGGCGCTTGCGCCCGGTCGCCGTCTAATAGCTTCAGCGGATCTTTGGCCGTGATTGTAAATGTCCCGCTTGTGGTTGGCCCATCAAACGCCTCAACAGTAAAATGCCGCGTTTCCATTTCGGCAAGCGATTGGCCTTCATAGCCGACAATAAGGCGTATATTCCGGCCTCGCAGGAACTGAACCCGCGCCCGCCATTTGCCCCAAAATGTTCCAAGCGTGAATGGATCGTAAGTGCGATCAGCAAGATATTTGTCGCCGCCCGGGCCTGTATCTGACCAAGGATGATCTTTGAATGTAACTTTCATTTCAGCCCGAAGGCCCAAATCTTCGCCAAGCGAAATGATTGCAGGCGACAAAGACCAATCAACAATTGACGGGATGCACTCAATAGATTTTGGCAGATAGTCAACATCTAACCCAAATCGAAGCGTGATCGGCGCACTATCAAAATTCGGTAAATCCTGACAAGTCTTGCGCGAATTATAGCATTTGGCTGATCCAGTTGTTGGAATAGATGCTGTGCATGGCGCAACGCCATAAGTCAGGGCGCAATAGTCCTGCTCAACCTCAACATAAACAAGGATGCGCTTGTCCGTCACGATGAAACGCCCGCCATTTCAAGATCGACCTGCATCATGCCATTCGGCAACATATTAGATGGCTCTGGATTATTTGTAAGCCATGCAAACGCACATTCTTCTGGATAGCTAAGTGGTTTCCATCCAAAAAAGAAAGGCACCGTTTGAGCCGCTAAAACAAATGGATCAAAGTCAGACCTATACCAAGCTGGCGTTAAATGCGATAGGCTGACTGAAGTTGTTAGGTTTGATCCAGTAATAATGCGGCCCAAATAATTACCGCTTTCACTTTGACCGTTCACAACCTGAATTTGCCGATTAAGCGTGATAGGCCGATGCCCCACATAAATTCTGCGCTGCGATACAAGCAATTTTCCAATATAAATGACTGCAGCTTCACCTTCGACGCTGCCAGCGCCAAGGTTAATACGAACGCCGAATGCGGCTTGTTCTGGGAAACGATAGATTAGAGCGGAATTATCTCCGGGAATATTCGCCGCAATTACTTCAACCCAAGGATCGCCGGAGCCTTCTTGCGTTTCGATTTCAACGCTAATCCCCGCCGTGGCAAAGTTATGTCTCGCAATCGCAACATAATCAATTTGCTGGGCTGGATTGATGGTAAATTCTAAAGTTTGCGCGGTTGTGTCGTTGGCCCGCCAGAAAGACGCAGTTGAAATGTTGGCAAGATTGGTGGCGGGATATAACGCATCCTCTGTGTCTGCGGTTATTCCAGCCGCAGTTACGAAATTCTCATAGCCAAAGATCGGCGCGTCAAGGTCTGGCGCGGCAGGTGGAGAAAGAGCAATAAGGCTTGGCGAAAATATAATGCTCATGATGCAAACACCACTTGTCCGCCATCCTTCTGATAGGCGGCGATTTGCTCGATCAGATTGCGAACCTGATCGCGTCCGAACGATTGACCTTGTAGATTGATATAGACCGCATTGCCCATGCCGCCAGAGCCGTTGCTGGAGCCGCCACCACCGGGCTTTGTCGCTGCGATTGTAGCCACCGCTGCCAGACCTTTTGCCAGAACCGCAGCGCCCATTGCAAGACCAAGGAAGCCTCCCTGTGCGTATGCTTTTGTGACACCTACATATGTGTTGATCAAAGCCTCCGCTATGCCGAAGGCTTTGGTTAAATTAAAGAACTTATCCCCGCCCGCTCTTGCAAGCTGCGCCAAAGATCCAAACATGCTTGCATATTGAGACAAGGCAGAATTAACGCCACGCATTCTAAGCATTTCAAGATTTTTTTGATGCTTTGCTTCCAAATCTTCCATGATTTGTTGATAGCGTTGCGCCGCAGCGATTTTTTGCTCATCTGTCAGCGATGTGCTTTCCATATCAAGCTGGCTTGCTTGGTCAACAATCGCTCGCATACGCTCAAAACGGGAAAATAATTGCTGTTCCTCTTTCATTCCAAATTCAGCAATTGTTTGCAGCCGTCTTTCTAACCGCTCACGCAACCGGCGATTTTCTTCTTCCTCTGTTTCGTATTCAGGCGCAGCTTTTGCTGGTTTAACCTTGGCAGCTTCTTCCGCCGCAATGCGCTGCAATGCTAAACCACGTTCACGCTCAGCATTCTGGCGTGTGATTTCATCCGTAGATCTAGCTAGCATTTTTTGAAAAAGTTCTTCAACTTTTTGCCGGTCAGTCTGAGCAGGCTTCGCAATCGCAGCCAACGCCCTTTGCGCTTCTGCATACTCTTTGAAAGTCTGCATTTCGGCGCGGGTATATTCGCCAAGTTCCGCCGTCGCTTGCTTGGCGCGCTGCATTGCCGAATGAACCTGATTGATATTAGCAGTCAGGTTTAACACTTGCCTAGCAAGCGCCTGTATGCCCTCGTTGCCAGCATCTTCCGCTGTCTTTGCCATGTCAGCAATGGCATTGCGAAATTCTTCCACATTCGGCGTTGCGCCGCTTTTGACTTCATCTACAAACCGCTGAATGATTGAAAAAAATGGAGCGAACTCTTTATTCGCCAGCACAAGAGCGCCGGACGTTTGCTGCAATGATCCCGTCAATTCATCAATCTGGGCATCAGTCCGGCCAAGTATTTCAACAAGCTGATTGGCCATGGTTGACAGCTTTTCCGACAAATCGGAAAGAGAACCCACCATTTGCGTTCTGATTACATTCTGGCTGGCCTGCCCGATCTTTTCTAATTCAGTAGCAAGCGCCGGGAAACCCTCTTTTACAAGGGCCAGAACCCGCTCAAATTCTTTTAATTCTTCTTTGGCTTCTGAAATTTTCGTTTCGGTTTGCTGGAAAGCCGCGATGGCAAGCGGCCCGATAGTAGCAATAGCCGTTTGCAACAAAGTGGACGGGACAATCATTTGCTGCAAGGCTTGCTGCACAAGCCCGCTCATTGTCCCGAATTTATCGGATATTAATTTTGTTGAGTTTTCAAATGTGCTATCAAGAACATCGCCTACATTTCTAACAGTCAATTCACCTTTAGACGCAAAGTCTTTGATGGCCTGACTAGCATCAGTCAAACCCCGCTTTAGATTTGAGGGATCGGCGTCAACGCTAACCTTGATGCTTGGAACGGCCATTCTTCTTTTCCATCCATTCTTTTAGATCGTCCACATCAGACTTGGTTAGCCTCCCGGCGTATTTGGTTTTATCCATTTGCGCCGTTTTATGCTCGAACTCGCACCACCATTCTGCAAGCGTCATTTCCCAAAATTCAGACGGTTGAATTTGCCATTCTCGCGCCCATAAATACATTGTATTCCAGTCAACCTTACTTTGTTTGCCCGAACTCTCGACTGGCTTTAGGTCCGGGCGACGTTGTTTTTTTCCTCTCCTGCGTCAGGCATAAACGCCGTTAAAGTTGCCGCGAACAGCTTTCCGATTTCTTCATCTTTGCCGCCCATGATTTCGGAATATACTTCATCCTCGCTGACGTTTAGTCCAGAAGATTGAAGCATTTTCGAAATCACATAAGCAAGGTGAGAAACCGGCGGCCTTCCAGATGCGGCGCGAACCGCAATATCTGTTAGGCTTATATCGCCCATTTCAATAGAACGCATAAGACGCATTGAAGGCGTCACTGTATAGTCAACGCCTTTCCAAGTCAGCACAACGTCGCGAAAAATAGCCATAGTCTCCCGCTCCTATGTTATCAATCTGGCGTGAACGTGATTGTTCCGCTCGATTGAATGTTTGCAGTGAACGTTGTCGCGTCCGCCTGCTCGCCTGTGATGGCGAAGCTATTCAGGTAGAAGTCACCTGAAAAGTCGCCAATGCCATCAATTTCAAGCGTCCAAGCCGAAAGCAAGCTGGAAGCCGTGCCGACCGCGACAGCAATCAGAGTGCTATCAATCAGAACGCCTTCAACATCCGCATCTACAGACCGGACACCAGCATCGGCCAGCATTGTGCGCCAGCCAGCATCATCCTTGTCGGTGATGTCGATCGGCTCGTTGTTGATGGTGATGTTGTCGGCACGAGCGCCAGCAACGGCAGTGCCACCTTTTTTGATACGGACCTTGCGACCTGAAATTGCAGCCATTTCCTTAGCCTTTCATTTAGGGCGCAATCGGCCCGACGATATTCGAAAAGGCAACAGTTGAGCCTTCCGAATTGGTTGCGGTTATGCGAGCGCGAATGTATTTCGCTTCATCGCCAGCCTGTAGGATATAAGTCGAAGATGTCGCGGCGGAAATATTCGACCAAGACGGATCATTAGAATTATTTGCGTTGCCGCGCTGCCATTGGATTGCATAGGTGATGGTAGCATCGCCAGCCCATGTTCCATTTGTTGTGGTAAGCGTTTCGCCTACTTCCTGCGTTCCAGTTACGGCTGGCGCAACTGTATTATATGGCGCGATGGTCGCCGTGATTACGCCGCTGTTTTCCAGCGTTGCCGTAAACGTCACAGCGTCAGCTTGCTCCGCTCCCAGCGAAATATTTTGCAAATAGAAATCGCCGGAAAATGTTGCGATGCCTTCAATTTCGACTTCGCAGGCTTCCAGCAAAGCGGAAACGGTTCCGACACTAATTCCCAGCAGCGTTGCGTTTTTCAAAACGCCTTCGACTTCGCACGAAACGCTGCGGGTGGAAACATCCGCAATCATAGTCCGCCAGCCAAGATCGTCTTTGTCAGTGGCATCAATTGGCTCATTGTTTAGCGTCACACTGTCTGTGCGAGCGCCAACAACCGCGACACCGTCGCGGCTTATGCGAACTTTGCGACCTGAAATAGCCATCGAAATGCCTTTCTGCGCCGGATTATAGCCGTTTAGTTATCAAGGAACAAGACGCGATATAGAATGACAACATGCTTGGTTTTCCCATCAGGATCATCAGTCATGATAGATGAAATTAATTCTGTGGTGATATGTGTTGCTCCAGATATAGACAAATTTGCTCGCCTTATTCTTCCATCAATTGCATCAACAATTTGATTAATCGCTAGATCAGAAAGGCCGCGCGACCATACATCAATCTGAATTGCTGCCGATCCGCCGACCTTGTCTTTGGTATCATTCGGCGTGAGCGATGTGGTGTTGAATGTCAGATAGGGAAAATTGGTCTCCGCTTCGCTATCTACAGATTGCGGGACGCTGCCGATTGAAAATATTGCGACAAGCGGAGAATAGGCGGACGAAAGCAAGCTGGTCACGCTGCTATCATTTAAGCGATTATACACAGCTTGCTGAAGCGCGGCGGCTTTCATTGTGCGGCCCTCCGCAATGCGGCATCAACTAACTTATTGAAAAGATCGCGGTTTTTTTCCGTCGCCGGAACCCATGCCGGGCGAGGCTTGATGTTTTTGGTCCCAAATTCAAGATAATAAGCATAATCAAGACGGCTGGAAACAGTAGCCGTTAGTGGTGTTTCTTGCTTGTATGTAATCGAACTTACCAGCGTTCCGGTATCTGTTGCGGGCGCTTCGCCCGGCGCGGATGCAATGTGCCGCTTGTCTTTCCCGCGCATATAAACCCTGCCAGTTTTTGGCGGTGACTGGATCATTTTCTTGATTTCGCCGTTAATCGTCAGAGCCGTCGCATTAACCGCTTTTGACAATTCAACCTCTGCCTTCTGCCCATATTGGCGAATAGCTTGCATGACGGCATCGGTGTTTGTGACTTTGAGAGAAATGCTCGTCATGACGCCACCCCGCCATCAACGAGGATTTCCAGCCATTGATTGCGAAACTCTAGGTTATTGATAAATCTAATATTGTGCGCCCGGTTGCGGATCAAAACCCGGTCGTTTTCCTTCAGGCTTGCATTGTATCGAGTGACCAATTTTAAACGAACCGTCGCCTCAACCCGATCAGATGCAAATCTTTCGCTGCCGCTAGTGTTGGTCACAAATGCGCGCGATGGCGTTCCAGATATAGCCGCCCAAGTTTGCGT